CAGCCTTGAAGATATTTGCAATCTGCTGGAACTGCCCCTCAAAGATCGGTTTCAGGAACTTGCAGAGTCCGTCCCATACAGCCTTGATGACCTCGGTGATATTTTTGAAATCGAAGCCCAGCGCATTGATGCGGTCAACAATGCCCTGACAGAAGCCGGAAAAGATACTCTTGATCTGCTCCCAGATTGCCGTGATCTTATTTCGGAAGTCCTCATTGGTACGCCACAAATGCACAAAAGCCGCCACCAGTGCAGCAACAACTGCAATGACAGCGACCACAGGCGCACTGATACCGCCGATGGCAGCACCGAAGGAAGCGAATGCCGCCTTTGCGCCTGCAATGATCGTCGGCAGGTTGGCGATGAGCTGCATCAGCTTGCCGACACCGACCATTGTTTTGCCGACCACGACCAGAAGAGGACCCAGCGCCGCCGCCACCAGAGCGACCTTGACAATGGTCTCCTTCGTGGCGGGCGACATGGCGTTGAACTTGTCGATCAGTCCCTGAATGCGGGAAACGATTGCACGGATCGCAGGCATCAGAATTTCACCGAACGAGATAGCAAGCTCCTGTAGCTGGGATTTCAGAATGGTGATCTGACCGCTGAGATTATCCTGCATCACGGCAGCCATCTTTTCCGTGACACCGTTGTACCCATCCACGGTATCAGAACAGGTGCTGAGCGCACCCTCCAGCTTTTCAATGTCGGCGGGCGCAGCGTTCATGAGCGCAAGGAAGCCGGACATGGCGTTCTTGCCAACCAGCGCCTTCGCAGCATTTGCCTGTTCAGACTCGGAAAGCTGCGAGAAGGCAGTCCGGCAGTCCGCCAGAATGTCATTCAGCTCACGCATACTGCCGTCAGCGTTCGTGGTTGCGATCTCGACCGTGCCAATGGCATCGCCGCAGATCTTCACATCGCCAGCGAGTGTATTCATGATGGTACGCAGCGCCGTACCTGCCTGCGTGGACTTGATGCCGCTGTTCGCCATCAGACCGATCGCTTGCGCCGTATCTTCACAGGAGAAACCGAGCGCACCAGCAACAGGCGCACAGTATTTGAATGTCTCACCCATCATGCTGACGTTCGTGTTTGCATTGGACGATGCCGCTGCCAGAACATCAGCAAAATGACCGCTGTCGGCAGCAGTTAAGCCGAAAGCGGTCAATGCGTCAGTTACAATATCCGAAGTAGTCGCCAAGTCCTCGCCGGAAGCGGCAGCGAGGTTCATGATGCCCTCGATGCCGTCCAGCATATCGCCGGTTTTCCAGCCCGCCATCGCCATGTAGTTCATGGCATCGGCGGCTTCGGAAGCGGAGAACTTGGTCTTTGCGCCCATCTCACGGGCTTTGTCACGCAGTGCGTCCAGATCTTCACCGGTCGCACCGGATACAGCAGCGACCTTGCTCATGGCAGCGTCGAAATCCGCAGCAGTCTTGACCGCCGCTGTACCCGCAGCCGCAATGGGAACAGTCACATGGGTGGTGAGTGTCTTGCCCACATCGGCGATCTTACCGCCTGCGTTTTCGAGCATTTCACCCGCTTGACCGAGCTTGGCAAGCGCCGTACTGGAAGCCTCCGCCTCACGCTGGAGGTTCTGAAGCTCCTGTTCCGTCTCGATGATTTCACGCTGGAGTGCATCGTACTGCTCCTGATTGATGTCGCCACGGGCGAGGGCTTCATTTGCCTGCGCCGCTGCGGTTTTCAGTGTCTCCAGCTTTTCTTTGGTAGCGGTCACCGCATCGGCGAGGAGTTTGTGTTTCTGCGAGAGCAGTTCCGTGTTGGACGGATCGAGTTTCAGCAGCTTCTGTACATCCTTGAGCTGCGTCTGCGTGTTTCGGATGTTCTTATTGACACCTTCCAGCGCCTTCGACAGCTTGGTCGTATCGCCGCCGATCTCAACGGTGATGCCCTTGATTCTGTTTGCCATGCGGTTTCACCTCCCATCAGAACGCATCAAAGTCCGCCTGTCCAGCCACCTCGTGCCAGCCGTCAAAATCATCGTTTTCACGCTCCGTGAACATATCATTGATGATTCCGATCGTCAGCAAGTCCAGCTCGGTCAGTGTCAGACCGAGCTGTTTGCAGCGCAGCAGGAACAGGGGTGTTGTCATCGGGCGGTCAGTTTTGCGATGTTTTTTTTAGACTCTGCCTGCGTCTCCACGTTGAGTCCCCACAGCTCGATGAGCTGCGGCAGCACCTCGTAGATGGAGAACGTGTTGAACGCTTCGAGCCACTCGTCGGGGTTGTCCGGCACACCCTCCGGATCTGCGTGCTTCGCCATGATGTAGGCGATGTTCTCGAACACCTCAAGGCTCTCGATGTCGAGCGTGGATGCATCCTCGTCACCCTCCTGCACGGAGGTCTGGAGCGATGCGAAGTCCTTGTAGATGTCCCTGCGGAACTTGATGCGGTACAGGCGAGGCACAGCCGCACTCGCCTTGAACGGCACCTCGATGCCGTCAACCGTGATATTCTTCTTGATAGCCATGCTGTACCTCCTTAGTCAGTTGCCGCCGTCTTGGTGGATCTGGTCGTACTTGCCGTGCCGTTCGTCTGGTTGGGAACTGTCGGGATATAGACAGCGCTGTACCAGTTGTTGTAGGTGGTCTCGTCCGTGCTTTCGCAGGTCTTGGACTTGACCAGACCGGACGGGAGTGCCGATGCCTTGAGCGACAGCGTTTCGGTCTTGACCTCCTTGCTCTCCTCGGTGGTCTGACCTTCGGTCGCAGGACGGGAAGCCGAACAGCAGTACAGCACATGGCGGATGTGGTTCTTGTCTCCGTCAAACTCAAAGAGGAGTGCAAACTGCGAGGTCTCTGCATCGTTGCTCTCGACCAGAACGCCCTTGCTGTCCAGCACCTCGCCGAGGATCGCCGTTGCGAAATCGGTGGTGATGAGCGCCACCTCCAGATCGCCCTCGTAGCCTGCGTTGTTGTTGATGACGTAGTACACCGTGTTATCGGCATAGAAGTTGTCGTTCTCGCCGTTGGCATCGATGCTCAGGGAGACCGCACCGGGCAGGCGCACCGGCGTTGCGAAGGTCGGAACACCGTCGTCGCTCCATGCCGTGATCTTTGCCCAATGCACCTTGTTCAGACCAAACTTGACCTTGTTCTTCTTCAGTGCCATTGTTATACCTCCATTTCGTAAAGCACCTCGTAGAGCTTTTCGCTCTCGATCCAGCTTTCGGTTTTCGTGTAGTAGATGTTGTGCAGCCGGAGGACTTCCTCCAGCCGTTCCTCCGCTTCCGGCGACTTTTCATCCGTGTATAACTCGATGTCGAGCTGCTTGAAGCTGTGGTACATCAGGTTATCCGCACTGAATGTGTTTTCACCGGGCGACAGAAAAAGCGCAAAGGGCGGTCTCGGCGACTCGCCCTCGGCAAAGTGGTGGTAGGCGAACGGAAAGCCCGTCTCCACCATCGTTTCATTGATCTCTTCGTAGGTCATGACAGCTCCTTCTTGATGAGGTTTTCCAGCATCTCATCGCCCATTTCCTCGGCAGGAGCGATATGCGGCTTGCCGGACACACGTCCGCCGCCACGCTTAGCATGACCTTTTTCCAGCAGGTGCGCAAGCTGATAGCGGTTCTTGCTGTGTACCGTGATCTCCAGCGTGTGACTGTTCTCACTGACCGTTTTGGTCGCCCAGCTCTTCGCATACGCTCCGGTGTCGGAGGGTGCGGTCGCTGCGATCTGCTTCTTGACCTCGGTCGCTGTCTTCTTGACCGCCTTCTTCATGGCGGAATCGGCAAGGTCGGCGTATTCCGTCAGTCCCCGCATGATCTCGTCCGCCATATCGTCAATCGAAGTCATCCTGCTCACCAGCCTTTCGTGTACCCGCCGTGATCTTCATATAGTCCAGCGACTTGTAATTCGGCAGCACACCGTTGATGTCGTACACCAGACCACGGAAGCGGAGCTTGTGCGTGGTGGTATTGATCCTCCGGGTATCGGGTGTCTGCCGGACAGTAAATTCCAGTGAGGTGACCTCTTTGGTGACACCTGCCTCGGTCGTTTCCGTCGATGTCTTTACGGACACGGCAGCCCAGCAGGAGAATGCTTCCTCCCACCGGGCTTTGTGATTGCCGATGCCGTCCACCTTCGTGCTGTGTTCGAGAAAGGCGATCCGTTGATTGAGCGTTCCGATCTCCATCAGATCACCCCTTCCCGCTGTGCAAACAACAGCGAACGGAGCGTGAGTGTCAGCTTGTGGTAGTCAGCGCCGTTGCGGTTCTCATAGAGGTAAGAAACAGTATACAGCATAGCCTGCCGGGTGGTTTCCTCATTGACCGCAAGTGCCACATCGTCCATTCTGCCGACGTCCTGCACGAGCCGTTTTGCCGTGTCAATCAGCGAGAGGATGAGCTTGTCATCCTCGCAGTGATCGACTCGAAGGTAGTTTTTTGTTTCGTGAAGCGTGATCACGAGCCGGACTTGACCTTGAGCGTCTTGACTGCCTCCGGCAGGATGAGCTTGCCGTCGAGACGCTCCATTGCAAGGAAGCCGACCTGACCGGTCATGGCGAACAGCTCATTCAGACGCTTGAAGGTACGACCGGAACGATCGGCGATCCAGTAGTAGCTGAAATCACCGAATGCCATACACTTCGCACCCGCCTTGATCTCCGGCACATAGCTGGAGGTCTTGTACGGACGGTTAA